TGTCTAACAAGAACAGTGATCCAGGGTTTTCCCTAGCGATTTCCCCAAGGTGTGAGATACCTTCATCTGTGAGATGCAGGGGCGCTCCCGTGTGCCAAAGCATCTCCACAGGGCCAGCCAGTTCCCCATCGCTGGTGACGAGCCCTTCTCTCTTAAACAACGTGAACCAATCGCTTTCAGGCTGGTCAGTGCCGACGATGTAAACCTTGGGGCAAACGCCATGAAGGCGTTGGCCCAGGTATGACTCCTCGCCGTGATACCAGGCGCTGATCATCCCAACCATCAACGCTGACTTACCAACCTTTGGCGGAGCAACAAGCAGGTTGAAGGTGCCGGACATGATCACGCCCTCCCATGCCCAGGGCACAGCAGACGTGTCGAGTCGCTCGCCTTTTTTGCGCGGTTCAGCCACGCCCGCGATTGAACCCGCAGCCCTGCTCAACAGCAGCGCAGCAGTGCGCTCGTTCAATGGGAAGCCAACCTCGTCGGCATAAAGCCGCAGAAGCTGAGAACGCTTTAGCGGGTCTTCCTCGTTACAGAGGACGGTGCTTGCGTATTGGTCGAGCTTGCTGAGCAGCTCTTTGTGGTCCTTGAGGCTTTCGGGAACTATCCCTGAGTTGTTTGAGGCGTTCGGTGTAGTGACCATTCTTGGCCTTGCTTGGAGAGAAGTAATCAGCGGGCGTATAAACCCCAAGCCGTTCAAGTTCGCGGAAAGCCGCTAACTCATCGCTGCATTTGTAGGGGTGTTGTTCATCCCAAGCATCAAGTTCGCGATCAGATCGCTCTTTCTGCAATTTGCTGTATAGGCCCAACAGAGCTTGCTCGTCGTTGTATTCAGCGGGAAGTGAATAAGGGTTCCATTGGAGCAAGTCAAAAGCACGCTCCTCAGCATCAGGATTAGTCACGCGCAAGTGGCTCGGGCTCTGATGCGATGGCCCTTTGGAGCAGCAGGTTGACCCAGCTGGTGCGGTTTACGCCAATGGGCTTTTTGCGCTCGACCTCGGCAATGACCCGTGGATCAATTAGTACGCGAGTGTTCGTGAAATGGGTTGAATCGTCCACTGAGTGGTTGCGTTGCGGGCCGAGTATGCCCATACTCAGCCGAGTTTTGCAATCAATTTGTGCAGGATCCCATACCAGATTTGGAGTTTTTCAAGGACGCACACCGCTACATGTGGCGTGGTGACTGGGTTCTGCACAATGTTTCAGAAGTTGTCAGCCATGACATGTCGGCTTTCGCGAAGGACGCCATGGAGAAGCACAGGCACGGCCCTGACGGCTGGGAGCTACGCGGTCGGGTGCTGCACCGTCAGCTGCAGGCACATTTATGCGGTGAGCCATCGGTAGCAGAGGATCGGTGGGATGCCTGGTTAGATCCTTTGTTCAAAGAGCCTTTGTTTCAAGGCATCGAGACACTGGCGACGGAGTACCTGCTGGTTGACCGCTACAGGTCAGTTTGCGGCTCAACTGATTTCGTGATCCGCCACAAGGATGATCCGAGCTTTGTGATTCTTGGCGACCTCAAGACGGTCAGCAGCAAGAAAGCGGTGTCCAGCCGTAAGTCACCGCTGGCCCAGCTTGGGGCCTACGCGCGCATGTGGCAGCAGTGGAATCCAAATGTGCGCATCACTGAGTGCGTCACCGTGATCAGCGGCCCGGAAAAATGCAAGGTGCGCCGGCACAGCCCTGAAGATGACTGCATCCCGGCGTGGGAGGAGTGTTGGGGCAAGTTCCAAGCCCTGCAGCCTGTGGCCGATTTTTAATGGTTGCGGACTAGAACAGGCTCGCGCGCCTTACGCCCCTCACACCTGATCCGCTGCAGGTCACTTGTCCTTCGCCCGTTTCAGGGTGAAGAAGCAAACCATAGCGACCAACGCAGAGGTTGATGGACTGGACAAGGATCTTGAAACAAGGCGGCGTACCTGAGCCGCCTGGCTATCACGAAACGGTCGCCAAGGTCAGGGCACGGCCTAAGCGTGTGAAGAAAAAGGGCAAGACCAAAGGCAAGCATTGACGTGGCATACCAGGCACGGCATACTGCTGCGCATGAGCCCTTTATCTCGTTCGCTCATGAGAAACACCATCAATCGCGGTCCAAGGTTTTATGACCCGGAACACCGCAGCCCTAAAACCAACGCCATCGTTATTGCAGTTTTCTGCGTCTTGTTTGGCGGTGCTCTGTGGATCAGTCTCACTGACACTTTGGACGCTCAACAACGGGCGCACTGCGAGCAGGGCTGGCAGCCAGCGTGTGAGGCCCTCAAATGACTCAAACAAAAGGCTCTGCAGATGACGGCTTTTTTGAAGACTGGGTCGCAAAAATAGTAGATGCAGAGGAGGAGCTTTACAACACGGCAGAACTTCTCTTTGACCGTATGCGCGCAATCCGTTTGCTCGCTAAAAACAGCAAACTGCCTCCATACGATCCAGTTGTCATCAAGCACACCATTGAGCTACAAGCTCTTCATCAGTTGGCAAGAACAACGACTGAATACTTTGAAAAGACGCAGCAAATGTTTCAAGAGCACTGATGGGCCGTGGGATTTATTGGAACACCCGGCCTGAGGACACCCTTAAGGCTGCCAAGGCCAGGGCCAAAGCAGCACTCAATGAGAAAAACCCACGCCTTACTGCCCTAGAAAGAGCTTTCTACAACGCCTTGAAAAAACCTGATGCCAAGTAGTTTCACCTTTCGCGTTCTTGGCACTCCTGTGCCTCAAGGTTCTGTGAAAGCCTATGGCAGTCGAGTTGTTGCCAACAATCGAGAGGCCCTCGGCAGTTGGCGCACTGATGTTGCATCTGCAGCACATCGAGCAAGGCCAGACGACTGGAACAAATCAGCTGCAGTTTCATTGCGCTGTGAGTTTGTTTTCCCTCGCCCAAAGTCTCATTTCGGCACTGGTGGCAACGCCGGTAAGCTCAAAGCTTCTGCCCCCGAACATCACACAAAAACCCCTGATCTCGACAAACTGACCCGCGCAATCGGGGACAGCTTGGGAGAGGCCGTTGCCCAAGTCTTGCTGGTCAATGATGCCAGCATCGTTTCAATTCACGCAATCAAAAGGTACGCAACAGATGACTTCCTCGGTGCCATCATCACCGTCACAGCTCTTGATTGAAGCCTTAGTGCAGTTTCACAAAACTGTTCCGGCAATCAGCAAGACAGCAAATGCGCAGTACGGCAAGTTTGCTGACCTTGAGACTGTGCTTTCAACCGTCACGCCTCACCTTATCAAAAATGGTCTTGTGATCTCACAGACGTTTGAGCCTAGTGAAGGCATTGACCCAATCCTTGTGACGCGTCTGCTGCACGTCAGCGGCGCTGAGCTTGTGAGCCGCCTGCCGATGATTATTGGCAAAAACAGGAATCCACTTCATGACTTTGGTGGATCCTGCACCTACCTCAAAAGGTATGCGCTGCTGGCCCTGCTCGGTCTAACGGCTGACATGGACATGGATGGCGATTTTGCTGATGACAAGCCAGCAGCAAAACTGCAAACCCAGCAAACGCCAAAAAAGGGGCCGGCGGTTGAAGGTGTTGCTAAGGACGATCAGCCGCTAACAACAGAGGAGCGCAACATGCTTGTGGGTCTTATCAGCGAGATGAGCCTAGGCAAGCGTGAGGACTTCTGCAAATCGTTCCGTTTTGCGTTCAAGCTTGGCGACAACGCTAAGGTCGCTCCTGCAATTACCAGCCGCAAACATCAGGTTTGGATTCAAAAAAATGCCTGAGGACGACAAGAAACGCGAACAGCAAGCCAAGGCAGACGCAAACCGCCGTTCGGGGCACTTTCAAGTACGCCTTGACAAGCAACTGTCTGCCCAGCTGCAGCACTACGCAGAGCAACGCCATCACGGCGTAATCAACTCTGCGCTGCAAACCATCATCTCTAAATTCTTCAACTGATGCCTGATTTCGCACCCGACGCCTTCAACATCTGGGGCAACTTCAACAAAGACCAGAAGAAAAACGGTCACTACTGGGCACAGATGGATGTGCCTGTGGCTGAGCTGCGCAAGCTTGTCGAATGGGTCAAGACTGCTGACCGCTGCGAGAACTTAAAAGGCGAGGAGTGCGTCAAGCTGCGCGCCAACCTGATGCCTCGCACTGCCAAGGAAAGCGGCAATCAATATCTGCTGATGGCTCTCAGCGATGCCAAGCCTCGCCCAGCTGACACGTCAACCGCTGACTTTTAAGCTTGTGACGAACGAGAGACTAGGAGCGCCGCCGCGCTCCTTTTTTATGAGGCCAACCATGAAGCAAGTCCAGAAAGACGGGTTGCTCTTATGGGAAGTGAGTCACGGCGGGATGACTCGTTACTTCAAGCATGACTGGCAAGCTAAGTGGCATTTTGAGTCATGCGTCAGGCTTTACAGGTCAAGACTGACTGGCAAGCAGGGCTAATCCCAACAAGCCAGCTTGGCGTCAAGTTCACCAATGCGTGTGACAGCTTGGCTGAGCAGTTTGCCCTGATGCCAGCTTTGCCGGACAAGGCCGGCGCAAAGCTCCTTTAACGCTTCCTCGTCAGTGCAGCTGTAGACCTCTCTAACGCTGCGTTCAACCTCAAGCTCTTCCTCAAGGCTTTGGTTGATGACCATCCAGTCAGCCCAGCCCATAGCCTTGAAGATTCTTGTCAAGTCATGCCACGGAAGGCATGACTGTCAAGTGGTTGTTGTAATGGCCTGTTTCGCGATAGCTGCGAAGTGGTGGTGTCATTCTGTGGAACACCATTTGCCCCACCTTTAACCCTGGATATAGAGGCAGCGGGTGATGCAGGCGCTCATTTTTCAGCTCAAGGGTGAGCCGCGATCCATGCCAGCCTGGGTCGCACCAGCCAGCAAGCAGGTGATTAAGACCAGATCTTGCACGGCTTGATTTGAGTACAAATTGGCAGCTGATGTCGTCGGGGATGTTAAACAACTCAAGTGTTTCAGCCAAGCAAAATTCACCGGGCTGCAGCATGAACGGGTCATCCTCTGTTCTGCCTGAAATATCAACGCGGATCAGCTCAGGGTCACAGATGTTTTCAACCATCAGGTAGAGACCCAGGCGCAAGTCAAGGCTGGCTGGGTTAAGCAACTCTGCGTCAAACGGGACAACCATCTGGCTTTTTTGACACCTTGCCTTGATCTCCCAGTCACACAGAACCGACATTCGCTGCTTTTAAGTGCAACCTATTGTGCCTCGACAAATATCGCCCAACCGCTCCTAGGGCCGCGATCTTGCCAACGTTGATGAAATGCAGCCTGCCGCACACTGACGCGATAGCCAGAGAGTGCCGGGTTGTGACCGCCCCGTTCAATATCAGGCAGCCCGGCTGGGTCAGACATAAGCCAACTCGGATCATTGCTGTAACGGCCTGAGTACCCATGCAGGACCGACCAGTGGCCGCACGTAAAGTTGGAACACATGGGCGGTTCACCGCGCAGCATGTTGCCCTGATGCAGCCAGCCAACCATGACAGGAATGCCAGCGTCGATGGCTTCCATCACGTCTTCTGCGTCAGCAGTATCAACAAAGCGGACCTTTAGCCCAAGGCTTGTCAGTGCTTTGACGTGAGCACCGACAGATGTTGTATCGCCAAACGGTCTGAGCACGGCCTCATATTGCTCCTGCGTATTTACACGCCGGTAGTAGGCCGCAATCATGCTTGAGGCCGACGTGAAGCATTTACGTTCCCCACCGGGCAGGTCGAGCTGACGGAAGTAGCGAGGCACATAAACCTCCTGGTCAATGCCGCTGGCCTTCCAAGCCTGAAACCACTCAGCATCTTCTGACAACAACTCCTTAGGCATCGCTTCCTCTAACTGTTTAATGGCAGCCATGCGATGCGGCACGTCTGGCTTGTACCACTCAAAAAACGGCAGCAATGCTAAGGCCATGACTCCTAAGAGCAGGGTCACTTGGATGATGCCGGACAGCATCTACTTTTCAATCCTTGGTCCAATCAGATTTTTCTCGACGTAATCGCAGATCTGATCGTCGATGGTTGTGTCAGTGCTCTTGGCGTATGCCCGCAAAAGATCCATAACTAGACGCTTGACTGCGTCTGATTTCAGGAAAGTCATCAGGATCGGCTTGACGATAAAGATCATTTGCCTGGCCTAGTTACTCTTGAAGCGTAGCTCTGTTCCGTCATGGCAGAAACTCCAGACGATCATCACGAAAAGGAAGGCATCTCAATGGCAGATGTCGTCAAGGCTTTGGTGCTCGCTTGGAGTGCTGCGCTGCTGACCGCTTCGTACCTGGGGATCTTTCCACAAATGAAGATGGATAATACTTTCGTCGCCAGTTTGCTGACCGGGGCTATGGCCTCTTTTGGCATTGAGCGCAAAAACAACGGAGGTGGCCCCAAAAAGCCGACTATCGTTGACAACAAAGACACCAAAGCTGGCATCAAATGAAGAGCACACTTTTGGTATTAGGCATCACATTGGCAGCGGCAACGCCTGCCAAGGCTGACCTAACTCACAAGATCATGTCCTCAGTGTCACTGCAAGTCGGTGGTGCGGTGACAACCGCTGAACGCTTGGGTTCATCCTTCAGCATCAGCGGAACCAACATCGACACTACGGATGGCACAACTGCCAACACCGTGTCAGCAGGCACCATCACCTCTGGCATCTACGCTCCAGGCACGATTGCAGCTACACAAGACAGCCCTGGTGATGCGTTCAGTTTCAGCCAGACCTACCGCCAAGGTGATGCCATTCCACAATCAGCAGTAAGCACGGGCGCTGTGCCGAACTTTGGCAGCATCATCTCTACTGCTAGCGGAACTGCCGGTGACCTGGCAGCCACAATCGCCTCAGACGGAGGCATGACGATTACAGCCGGTGGAGCCAACACCTTGGCTATCGGCCAACTCACTACAGAGATCACCATCAAATGATCGTATTGCTGTTGTTGTTAGTAGCCGCCCCAGCTGCGGCGATTCCTGTGGTGCCTAACTTCCAGCAGGGAACCCTCAAATCGACAACAACGACAAAGACCAAGGTCAATGAGGTCATCAACTCTTATGAGTACCGCACTGGCTATGAGCTGAGCGTGTCTGGCACCAATATCAAACCAGACACGTCCATAGCTCCAATGGGCCTGACCACAACCACCAACAACCTGAACGGTGTTTCAAGTGTTTGGCGCGGCCTTGATCCAGCATCCAAGCCTTCTTGGAGCATCGTTGAAGAAGGTGGCAGCTTTCAACTGGTTGAAACTCTGATGGGACCTGGCCTTGTGAACCACACCATCATCAACCGCGAAACTGACATCGAGTCCATCACTGAGACGACAAGCACCTTCACCCAATGAAGCGAGTTATTGCAGCGTTGCTGTTGCTTTCCGCTCCGGCACAAGCGCAAGTCTCAAGCACTGCAGCGCCAGTCGCAAACAGCTCAGGGTCTGTCACCAATCAGGCTGTACAAGTAGTGCCCTCAAAGCAATTCACAAACACCTATGGCGGTGGCATTAGCTGCCAAGGCGCAACGCTCAACATCAACCCTTTTTTCAGCACAACAACCAGCTGGGCCAGGCCATATGAATCGCACTACAACGAGCCGGTCTACGACAATCTGGATATCACTGGCGCGTTTGATTCGGAAGGCAATCCCATCCCCGATGGCAACCCCGATAATCCGGGTGCTGTCCTTTTTTACCAACCTGTTCGCACAGGCCAGAAAGATAACTTCTCGATCAATGGCGGCATTACGGCAACGATCTCTGTTCCGCTAGACCGACACCACGTCAGAACTTGCCGTGCAGCAGCAGAAAAACAAGTAGCACTGCTTGACACCAAGATCGCTGAACAGCGGCTGATCTACGAGATCAAGCGAATCAAGAACTGCGCCGACCTGTTGAAGGATGGCATCATCGTGCGTGGTGTTTACGCCCAGATCTGCAAAGACGTTTCACTGACTAATCCGCCTGGAGTCCTGCCGCCCCACAACCACCCAATCACTTTCCCAAAGCCCGCCTCAGATCGCGAATGGCTTGATTCCGGTGACGCTGCGAAGCCCTCCGCTGCTGTAAAGATTCCAGTTTCTCCTTACGGCCAAGCTTCTGATTAATTTTTTTCACCACCTTCTTGGTCAAAGGCTTGGCGATCTTTTGCAGGATTGATGCGACTGGCTTGGCAAAGATTGCGGCAGTCGTCGCAAATGCAGCTGTCATTGCAATCGAAACCGTTGGTGCAGCATCGGGGATGTAGTTGTTCAGCACCTGGCCGACAGGCACAGGATCCCAAATCTTTACGCACTTGCCGTCTTGCAACTCGTAGCCAGCAAGAACTTTGGTGGACAATTTATTTAAAGAACCTAGAGCTTGAGCCCCATAGGGTGGACACGGCGGATCTGTTGGCAACCTTGGGATGTCGGGACTGGCACCCGACGCATTCGGGAGAGCTGCTTGAGCCGGACGTGAGACACCCGGCTCTTTTATGTCGTCAGGGTCAATGCTTGGTGCCTGCGTCTTGGGAGGAGCTGGAACCTCAGCCGCCAGAGCTGGGTTAAAAACTGGCGGGTTGTAAGAGGGCATGTTTGCACCGCAGACAACAAGGTTGCCGTTGGGATCGTTGTCGTAGGCGTCCTTGTTGCCTGGCTGCGTGTTTCTTGTCTCTACACAGCCCGGTATCTCTGCGACAGGGAAGCCAAGTAACAGCGTGACTGGTGGCGCACTTGGAATACTCTGTGGTGGCATTATTTGCCACGACGGAATCTCTGGTACGGAGACTGTCCGTTGTTGGATCTCAGAAATCTCCGGCATGAAGTCAGAACGGTTTATTGCAGGCCAGTTATTTATTGAGGCTACTAAGCACAGAGAAGGCCCGCCGCTCGTTTATGTCTGCAGGTCTGGCAAGAGTTCAAAGCTATTTACTGATCCAAAAGCGCTGCTCAAATTTGTGCGCTGGCCTAAGTCAACCCCCACCGGGCTGCTGTTGCGCGAATGGCTGGACGCTTGGGACGCACCAGAGGTTGAGCCGCAAGCCGAAACTAAAATGGTGACTTGAACGGCACAGCCGGACCAGTGCTAGTCGGCATTTCAGGCATCAGCCCATCAACTTGACCAGGCAGCATGTTGGTCAGCGTTTCTGTCAGCTCTAGCTTCAGCTCGCTGATGTACTTGCTGGTAAGCGCAGGGATACGGGTGTAAAGCAGCGCCGATCCAGCAACTATGCCCGCTGACATCACAAAAGACGCAACGGACATCACATTGAAAAGCTTTTGCATGATGATCGCAGATAAAACAAAAGGCCCCCCATGCGGGAGCCTTTTGCTGACCTGTGTGAAGAGTCCTCTGAGTTATAGCTCAGAAGCTGTACTTCAGGCCAAGCTTCGTACCAACTGAAAGCTCATCACCAGTGATGCCGCTCAGCTCGCCGTAAACAGCAATGCTGTCTGAAGCCTGGATAGAGCCGCCGAACTTGCCAGCAAACTCAACTTCGTTTTCAGCACCGTTAGGCATCACAATCGCAGGGCCACCCTGGATGTAATAGCTGTACGCGCCTGAAGAACCTTCAAAACCAACATCCAGGTTGAGCGTTCCACCCAGATAGTCGTCGCCGTAGGAACCGCCGTTGAACTCAGGGTTGACGTAGACGTTGGCGAGCGCAGGAGATGCCAGCGCAGCTGCCGCAGAAGCGACGGCACCACTCACAATCAATGTTTTGAGCATTGGAAGAATTAGCGTTTTCCCTGACCACGGTACTTCTTTCGCCCACTTTTGGGGCGTGAGTGTTGTCCATTCCCTTGTCTGGTCTTCTTAGGTTTGC